CCAGTCGGATCGACCATTCTCGGGAGGGCCGAGGTTCTTGCAACTGACAGCAAAGGGCTGAGTGCGTCGCCCCCCCCTTGGCATGGTTCCTTCCCAACCTCGGACGTATGCGGGGGGGCGCAGCGCGGCATTTCGCTAGCGCGTGGCTTTTTCACCGGGGAAGCCACTTGGAAGCCACCTGCGCCGTTCTGGTCAGAACTTTATCACAATAACAGAGGCTTACCCGCTCACCTCGCTGGCTAAGGTGGCTTCCTTTTGGAAGCCACCTTAGCCAGTTTGAGGAAGCCACCCTGGCCAAGAGCCACATTGAAAGCCAGGCAAGAAGCATGTGACTCCGATTCACATTTTGCGTTGACATTTCTAGCCCCCTTGACCTACCTATTGATCATCGAAGAATAGCGCCCGCAGGTATCCCCTCGCGGGCGTTTTCGTTTCCCCCACATCGCTGACCCCGATCCTGTCGCTGGACATGTTGCCCGCGCGCATCGGCACGTCCGCCCTGCCCCAAATGAGAACCGTTCCATGGACCTGGTCTTTGCGCCGAGCCAGATCGAGACTTGGCCGATTGACCGGCTGCGCCCCTATGCCCGCAACGCCAAGATCCATGGCACGGACCAGGTGGCAAAGATCGCCGCCAGCATGGCGAAGTTCGGCTGGACAGTGCCCTGCATGGTGGCCGATGACGGCGAGCTGATCGCGGGGCATGGTCGGGTGCTGGCGGCGGCGATGCTGGGGCTGAAGGATGTGCCGGTGATCCGGCTGAGCCATCTCGACGAGGCCGAACGCCGCGCCTATCGCATCGCCGACAATAAGTTAACGGAACTTGGCGAATGGGACGACGCCATGCTGCGCGACGAGATCGCGGGGCTGCTGGCCGATGATTTCGATCTGTCGCTGCTCGGGATCGCCGACGAGGACCTGGATGCCCTGCTGCGCGACCCGGATCAGGTAGAAGGCGGTGCAGTCGAGGGCGAAGACGATATCCCCGAACCACCAGTCATGCCGGTCTCGGTGGCTGGCGATCTATGGCAGCTGGGATCGCACAGTCTGATCTGCGGTGACAGCACCTCCGCCGATGTGGTCGGGCGGCTGCTGGGCGATGTTCGCCCTTTGCTGATGGTGACCGATCCGCCTTATGGCGTCGAGTATGATCCCTCCTGGCGTAACCAGGTGGGCGCGGCCAAAACCAAACGCACCGGCAAGGTGATGAACGATGATCGCGCCGACTGGCGCGAGGCTTGGGCGCTGTTCCCCGGCGACGTGGCTTACGTCTGGCACGGCGCGCTGCATGCGGCGACGGTGGCCGAAAGCCTCATGGCGGCTGGCTTCAACGTCCGCTCGCAGATCATCTGGGCAAAGGATCGCCTCGTCCTGAGCCGGGGCGATTACCACTGGCAGCATGAGCCCTGCTGGTATGCGGTCAAAAAGACCGGCAAAGGCCATTGGGCGGGCGACCGAAAGCAAACGACGCTGTGGAACATCTCCGGCAAGGACCAGGACGCGGCCACCGTGCACGGCACGCAAAAGCCGGTCGAATGCATGCGCCGTCCGATCCTGAACAACTCCAGCCCGGGCCAGGCGGTGTTTGAGCCGTTCATGGGATCGGGCACCACGCTGATCGCGGCGGAAACCACCGGGCGCGTTTGCTTCGGGATCGAGTTGAATCCCACATATGTCGATGTAGCCGTTGAGCGCTGGCAGCAATTCACCGGCGCCAATGCTGTACTGGCAGAAACGGGCGAGACCTTCGCCGATCTGAAGGCGAAGAGGCTGGCGGGATGAACGCGCCCCTGCTGCCCGGGCGGATCGAACACTGGCCGCTCGCCCGGCTGAAACCCTACGCCCGCAACGCCAAGACCCATGACGCCGATCAGGTGGCGAAGATCGCCGCCAGCATGGCCGAGTTTGGGTGGACCGTGCCAGTGCTGGTCGCGGCAGATGGGGAGTTGATTGCTGGCCATGGTCGCGTCCTGGCCGCTGCCCACCTCGGGCTAACCGAGGCTCCGGTCATCGTGCTAGGTCATCTGACCTTGGCGCAGCGCCGGGCTTATCGGATCGCCGACAATAAGCTGACCGAATTGGGCTGCTGGGACGAGGCCCTGCTGCTGCAAGAATTGCAGGCGCTGCTGGCCGAGGATTTCGATCTCGGGCTGATCGGGATCCCCGAGGATGAACTGGACGCCCTGCTGGCAGACGCGGACGACCGCCCGGTGATTTCTGACGACGACGCCGACGCCATTCCCGAACCGCCAGCCGATCCCATCACCCGCCCGGGCGATATTTGGGCGCTGGGCAAACACCGCCTGTGCTGTGGCGACGCCACCGACCCCGCCGCCGTGGCCAAGCTGATGCAGGGCGAACAAGCGACGCTGATGTTCACCTCGCCGCCCTATGCCCAGCAGCGCGACTACGGCGCGGCGAAGGAGAAGGTCGGCGACTGGGATGCGCTGATGCAGGGCGTGTTCACTGCCGCCCCGGTCACGGCCGACGCGCAGCTGCTGGTCAACCTCGGTCTCGTGCATCGCGACAGTGAGTGGCAGCCCTATTGGATGGGTCGAATGGATGCGCAGCTCTGGCTGGCGACGCTTTGGCTGGTATGTCTGGGATCAGGGCCCGGGCTTGCCGGGCGACTGGAACGGCCGTCTGGCCCCTTCGCACGAGTTCATTTTCCACTTCAACCGCGCGCCCCGCAAGCCGCACAAGACCGTCCCATCCAAGCACGCGGGCGAAACCCTTGGCGGCGGTGGACTGCGCGGGGCCGACGGCACCGTCCATGCCAAGACCGGCACCGGCAACGCGATCCAAAGCCACCGCATCCCCGATAGCGTCTTCCGGATCATGCGGCACAAGGGAGGGCTCGGTGCTGCGGGATCACACCCGGCCGTGTTCCCGGTTGCACTGGTCGAGGCAGTGCTGACCGCGTTCTCGGATCCGGGCGATCTGATCTACGAGCCGTTCTGCGGTTCTGGCACCCAGCTGGTCGCCGCCGAACGCAGCTGGCGGCGCTGCTTTGCGATGGATCTGGACCCGGTCTATTGCGACGTGGCCGTGCGACGGTGGGAAATGGCGACGGGCAGGAAGGCCACGAATGCTCCGAACTGACGCTTCCCTGCAAAATCGCCAATGCCACCTTGAGAAAACGGCCGAGGACCCACTTTCGAAGGTGCCGTTGGCCATCGAATGATGGTCAGAAAGCTGCCGGGGAACCGTCAATGGCGAAGAAGCGCTCCAACTCGTTCCAGTGCATCTTTCATGGCGACATGATGTTGGAACCGCATGTCAATCCATGTGCAGGGGTCCGAACATGCCCGACTCCACCATCGCCATGTAGACGCGCTTCATCGCGAGGGCCGTGTCCTGCGTCACGAATAGAGAAGAGCGCGCACCATGCGGGTCACCGAGGAAGTAGGGACGCATCGTTTCCCACCGCTCACCCACCTGCGCGCGGTGCCACATGCGCATCTCTTGTTGGATCATAAGCGGCACAGCGAGACGCTTGGGCACCATGTGACGTTCGGGGAAGAGTTCGTGCCAGTCGCAACGCACGAGGATCGGTGTTGTGGCCGAGTTATAGAAGGGAACGTCCAACCGCTCCGCTGTGATCGCAGCGCAGGCATGGGGTTTCATCGCCCCAACCGACTCGATGATCGATGCGCCGTCGCCGTATGGACAAGATACGAACGCGTGAGCAAAGAACACTGTATGATCAAGTCCCGCATAACCACAGCGGTCGCTGGGATAGGTGACAGGCAACTGCGGGTCTTTTTGGGGCACTAGGGGATGCCACGTCGGATAGGCCCGGACAACTGGACCATGGGCGTCGATAAGTTCTTGCAACGCTCTATCCGCCAGCTCACGTTGTGAGTCTTCAACACCGGGCGACCGCACGAATGTTCGCCTTGCCCGGTCTTGGCCATCCTGTGCCGCCTCGTCCGCTCTAAATGCCATGCTGGTCTTCCCTACATCCAAAATATACATGTAAAGTAACTATCATGCATGAAATGTAAATATCATGCGTAAACTTGCATCGCCATGCATGGAACAGTGATTTTATGGGAGAACGCAAATATTAAAACATTCACCCATCCGCATTTACTCCAAAGTCGACATTGAACCGCGCTGCGGCATCCTAGAATTTGGGCACTTTGCGAAATCAGCCGATGCGATACACCCGGCCCCGGACATCTTCTTTCGTCGACGTTACAACCAGTCCCAACTTCTTGCCCAACGCACCCGAAATTACCCCACGCGCGGTGTGCGCCATCCAGCAGGTCGCCTCGACAATCTCTGCGATGGACGCGCCTTCGGGGCGCTGCAGCATTGCAATCAGCATGGCCTGCTTGGTGCCAGCGCGCTGAGACGACGGCTTTGGAGCCGCAGCCTTGGCTGTATGGTCGAGGATTGCGACCCCGGTCTTGACGACCACAGGTTCGATCCCGATGGCCAGCAGGCCCGCGTCGGTCACGACCAGCGTCGTACCATGGCCATCGCCGGTTTCGCGCCAGAGCGGCTCGCCCTTGCGCATGTCGGCGTCGACCTCCTCGAGCCAGCCGCGTGCGATCATTTTGGTGACGGCCATCTTCGCCGCTGCTCCGTGCAGCCCCTTGGGCAGCGGCAGGGCGATGTTGTCGGGGCGCTGGGCTCCGGCGCTCAGGATGATGGTCTGTGTGTCGGTGAGTTTCGGCATGGCGAGGTCCTGTTCGATTTGGTGTTGCTGTGCGGGATCAAGCGGCATGCTCGCCCTCCTTGAAGGCGCTGTCGGTGATCTGGAGCAGCAGGCTGGCGTAGTGGTTCAAGGTGCCGACATCGCACCAGTTGATCTCGTCGGGGTGCGCTTCAAAATGGTCGTCGCTGAGGGCCTGCAGCCGTTCAAGCATCGCGTCGATCTGGAACTTGGTGGCAAGGAAGGCGTCGAGCGGTTTGGTATTGTCGGTGGCGCGGCGGGTGGTCATGGCTTGGTCTCCGGGGGTGAGTTGCATCGTTTCCTTGTGACAACCATCGCTCTGCCGGGCTGATTATCGTAGCCAAATCATAGAAATATCATGGCTTTATGATCGCTCCGCGCGGCGCGTCAGATGATCCGGTCAGGCTCGGTCAGCGCCGTCTGCTCGGCCTCGTGCCGCTGCGCCACGTCGGGTGGATCGCGCCGCGCATTGACTATGGCGACGAAAAGCGCGCGGCTGACGGCTGCCGCCTCGTCCGCTCCTGTGCTGGAAAGGTCCACATCATGGATGGCGATAGCCTCGCCCAGATCGGTCAGCGCATAGAGCGTCGCGAATTCCGCCTCGGACGGGTCGCAGGTGATGGTGTCGCGGTCCTCGGGCGTGACGGCAACACTGCGGCAAAAGCGTAGGTCAAAGCCGATAGCGCAGTTGCGGCGGACGAGATCGCCAAGGGTCTCGCCCTCGGACAGGCAGTTGAGGGGCAGGTCAATCATGGCTGGGTCCTTTCGGGCTGAATGGCTTCGGGATCGCGTTCGACCCACACCCCGTCGTGCCAGACATACAGGTGACAGAATTGGCAGGTCGGGCGTTGCAGGATGGGAGGTTCACGCGGCAGATCAAAACAGTCGATCGCGTCTGCGCGGACTTGCCGGATTTCCTTTGCTGCGAGGATGTCTTCGGGCGTCCAGCGAACCAACGCAGGAAGCATATGCGAAGGATACCCATCGAAATGACAGTACACATGGGCCCACTGGTCGGGTCCGGTTTGAATGGCGATCTGCGCGCGGGTGCTCATGGGCCTGCCCTCCCTCAGATCAGCTGAAGGCTGGCCAGCACGGCGCTGGCGGCGGCGAGTTGCGCTGTCGGCAGTTCGATCTTCAGATGCGAGATCACATCCGAGGCTTCGGCGGCAATCCCATCCTCGCGCAGCGCGGCCTCAATGGCCTCGGCCACGGCGTTTGGGCGCGAGCGGTCGAACTGGTCGGGCAGCGTGGCGTGCTCAATGCGGATGGTGGTCGTGCTCATGATCGGATCCTTTCAGGTTTGGGGTGCGGCAGCGGCACAGCGTCCGGCCTCGAAGGCCGCCTCGAGCGCAGACCGGATCGCCCAGACGGCGTGTTCGTTGAAATCGAGGCTGTCGGAGTTCCGGGTCTCGAGGGTCTCAACGAAGAGGTGACGCTCAGCGAGCGTGAGCAGCAGGGCGTCGCGGGCGGCATCGGAATTGGTAGGCTTGGTCATGTTCATTCCTCCTGGCGGTGCGCGATGCAGCCGCTTCTTGACGATCAGAGTCGCTCTATCGGGAAGTGTAATCAACTCAAATAGATCAGCTTTCCTGTTTATTTTCAATATGTTGAGGATCATCAAAGCGCCATGGAAGGTATAAGTGAACGCGCCTATGCGACCCATTCCGGCCTGTCACGCGGCGCCTTGCAAAAGGCCCGCAAGACCGGCCGTCTGGTGCTGTTTGCCGATGGATCAATCAACGCGGCCGCCTCGGATGCGCGCAGGGTTGCGATGACAGATCCCGATCAGCAAATGCGATCAAAGGGTGGCTTTGGGGGCAGTAGCGGAGCCTCGAACGAGGGCAATACAGTCTCAGGACCGGGCGACAGCACCTCCTATCTGAAGGCGCGCACCGCGCTGACGGTGTATCAGGCGCAGGAACGCCAGCTGTCGATCCAGAAAAAGAAGGGCACGCTTGTGGATCGGGCGCGGGCGGAGACGCTGGTGTTCCGTCTGGCGCGCCAGGAACGCGATGTCTGGGTCACCTGGCCCACCCGCGTGGCAGCCCTCATGGCCGCACAAATATCCGCAGAGATGGAGAAGGCATCGGGCGTGCCCGTGACGATCGAGACTGCGATCCTGCAGAGGGCGCTGGAAACCCATGACCGAAAGCAGCTCACCGCCTTGGCCGATCTCCGGGTCAACCTCGGGTAACGACGGCGATCTAACCGAAGATCAGCTGACAGACGGGCTCGACCTCGCCTTTGACGGGGCCGAGGATATCCTGCGGTCCTGGCGGCGGGGCATGCGGCCAGATCCTGACCTGACGGTATCCCAATGGGCGGACGTGCATCGCAAGCTGTCGTCACGCGCTAGCGCGGAACCGGGGCAATATCGCACGGCCCGCACGCCGTATCTGCGCGAGATCATGGATGCACTGTCGCCCAGCCACCCGGCGCAGCGTGTGACGTTCATGAAAGCCGCCCAGGTCGGCGCCACCGAGGCAGGCAACAACTGGATCGGCTTTGTCATCCACCATGCGCCCGGGCCGATGCTTGCGGTGCTGCCGACTTTGGAGATGGCAAAACGCACATCGCGCGGTCGGATTGACCCGCTGATTGAAGACAGCCCGGCGCTGAAGGAACGCGTGCAACCGGCGCGCTCACGCGACGCCGGGAACTCGATGCTGTCGAAGGAATTCCCCGGCGGCATCCTGGTGCTGACCGGTGCGAACTCGGCCACAGGCCTGCGCTCGATGCCCGCGCGTTATGTGTTTCTGGACGAGGTCGATGCCTATCCGGCCTCAGCCGATGAGGAAGGCGATCCGGTCACGCTGGCCGAGGCCCGCACCACAACCTTCGCGCATCGACGCAAGGTGTTCATGGTCTCAACCCCGACAATCCGGGGGTTGTCGCGCATTGAGCGGGAGTTTGAGGCCTCCGACCAGCGCCGGTACTTTGTCCCCTGCCCGCAGTGCGGGGCGATGCAGTGGCTGCAGTTTGAGCGCCTGCGCTGGGACAAGGGCCTGCCGGAAACAGCCGTCTATCATTGCGCGGGCTGCGAGAAGCCGATCGCCGAGCACCACAAGACCGACATGCTGGCAAAGGGCGAATGGCGGGCGACAGCCGTGTCCGCCAACCCAAAGGCGATCGGCTTCCACCTCTCGGCGCTGTACTCACCAATCGGCTGGAAAAGCTGGGAACAGATCGCGCGCGATTGGCTGGCGGCGCAAGGCTCGGATGAGATTCTGCGCGCAGCACGCAACACGCTCTTGGGCGAGACCTGGGTCGAGAGCGGTGAGGCCCCGGAATGGCAGCGGTTGGCGGATCGACGCGTGGCGTTCCCGGCGCAGATCCCAGCGAACGGGCTGTTCCTGACGGCCGGTGCCGACGTCCAGAAGGACCGGATCGAGGTTGATGTCTGGGCCTGGGGCCGGGGTGGGACAAGCTGGCTCATCGATCACATCGTCATTCCCGGCGGGCCGGATGATCCTGCCTGTTGGGACAAGCTGACGGGTCTTCTTGGCCAGACCTGGACGCATGAGAACGGCGCTCTCATGACATTGGCAAAACTCGCCATCGACACCGGCTACGAGTCCGCTGCCGTTTATGGCTGGGCCCGCAAGCAAGGCATCGCGCAGGTCGCCCCCGTGAAGGGCATGGAAGGGTTCAACCGGGCCACGCCAGTCTCAGGGCCGACCTTTGTCGATGCCACGGTGAACGGAAGGAAGCTGAAACGCGGCGCCCGGCTCTGGACCGTGGCCACTGCCACCTTCAAGGCCGAGACCTATCGGTATCTGCGATTGGAGCGGCCAGCGGAACCGGAAGCGCCGATCCCGGCCGGCACGATCCACCTGCCGGACTGGGCTGACAGCGAATGGCTGAAACAGCTGGTGGCCGAGCAGCTGGTCACGGTCCGCAACAAGCGCGGCTATTCCCGACAGGAATGGCAGAAGCTGCGCGCGCGCAACGAGGCGCTTGATACCCGCGTCTATGCCCGCGCCGCCGCCTGGATCCTCGGCGCAGATCGCTTCGACGAGCGAATGTGGCGGCAGCTGGAGAAACAGGCCGGGGTGGAGACCGTCGCCGTGGCACCACCAAGCACTGATCCAGAGAAGCCGTCCGCACCAGAGGCTGGACGTATCGCAACACCCCGGCGGCGTGGCTGGAAGATCAGCACGCCGAAATACATGGAATGATGGGCCCCCGATGACCCTCGACGATCTGAAGTCCCGCCACAGCGCCCTCTTGGGCGCGCGCTACAGCGGTACGCGCAGCGTCAGCTATGACGGCAAGAGCATCACCTATGGCTCGGACGCGGAACTGGCCGCGGCGATCGGGGATATCGAGCGGCGTATTGCGAAACTTGAGCGCGGCGCTGGGCGTATCCTGCGCCCCTATGCCGTGAAGGATCTGTGATGACCGGCGCTCTGAATTGGCGCCAGCGCCTCGGGGCCTTCATCGGTGGGTTTGATGCGGGCCAGCACCACCGCCGCCTGCGCGGGTTCCGCGCCACCCGTGCCCATGTGAACGCGCTGATCGCGGCCAGCGGACCTGACATCACCGCCCGCGCCCGCTGGCTGGTGCGCAATAACGGCTATGCCATCAACGCGGTCGAAAGCTGGGCGGCGAACACTGTGGGCGACGGGATCAAGCCGATCTCGAAGATCGCGGATGCTGCCCGCAAAGAGGAGCTGCAGCGCTTATGGCTTGCCTGGACCGACGAGGCCGATGCCGAGGGGCTGACAGATTTCTACGGGCTCCAGCGCCGTGCCGCGCGCGAGGTGTTCCTCGCGGGCGAGGTGTTCTTTCGGTTCCGGCCACGGCGCGCGGGCGATGGCCTGCGCGTGCCCGTGCAGCTGCAGATGCTGCCAGCAGAAATGCTGCCATTGGAACAGACGGGGATTGGCGCAAACGGCAATGCCATCCGTCAGGGCATCGAGTTCGACCGGATCGGGCGGCGCGTGGCCTATCACTTCTTTCGCCGCCACCCGGGCGACAGCACTGATCCGGGGCTTGCGGGCGACATCGTGCGCGTGCCCGCCACCGAGGTGATCCATGTGATCGACCCGGTCGAGGGCGGCCAGTTGCGCGGGGTCTCGAAGCTGGCGCCCGCCATCGTGAAACTGTTCCTGCTCGACCAGTACGACGACGCTGAGCTGGACCGAAAGAAGGTCGCGGCGATGTATGCGATGTTCGTGACCTCGCCTGCCCCGGAGAACCCCCTCGCACCGGACGACGAAGATGGGCCAGATGGGGTCGAGATCAGTCCCGGTCAGATCGTGCGGCTGGATCCCGGCGAAGATGTCACCATCGGCCAACCTGCCGACAGTGGTGGCACCTACGAGCCGTTTCAGTACCGGACCCTCCTGCAAATCTCGGCAGCACTGGGCATTCCCTATCCGTACATCGCCAATGACATGGTGAAGGGCAACTTCTCGAACTCGCGCCTGGCGCTGATCGAGTTCCGCCGCCGCGTCTCGGCCTGGCAACATTCCGTCATGGTCTGGCAGCTCTGCCGACCCGTCTACGCGCGATGGATGGATGCCGCCGTGCTATCAGGTGCCCTCACGCTGCCGGGCTATGAGGCCAACCGCAGCCAGCTCCTTGCTGTCGATTGGCTCCCCACAAAATGGGACTGGGTCGATCCGCTGAAGGACGCCAATGCCGAGATCGCCCAGATCGAGGCGGGCCTCAAATCCCGGACGCAGGCTATCGCTGAGCGCGGCTATGACGCCGAACAGGTCGACCGCGATATTGCGGCGGAACGCGCCCGCGAACGCGCGCTGGGCCTCGACTTCCGCCGCCCCGGATCACCCGCGCAAGGCGTGCAGGCTTTGACAGGCCCGGGGGAGGATGCGGACAAAGACGACGACACCGACCAGACAGATCAAACCGATGACGCGGAAGACCGTCCGCGCGAACCTGAGGACCCGTCCTGATGCTGCATGCCCGGATTGCCGCGCGCGCCTTCAACACGCCGCTGCTGGTCGAACCCTCGAAAGCCATGGCGTTTCTGTCTGGGCTCGGGCCGCGTGTTCTGGGGCGGCGGGTCGAGATGGCTAACGGGGGAGATGGGCTGGAGGGCACCATCGTCCCGCCAGCGCGCGCCAGCATTCTGGCCGGTGGGATGCTGGACGATTACCGCCAGCATGGTGAGGTGCCCTACCCGGTGGTGGAAGGCATCGCCGTGATCGAGATCTCGGGCGTGCTGATCCACAGGGGTGCGTGGATCGGTCAGTCGTCGGGCCAGACCAGCTACGAGGGGATCGCTGCCCAGATCGAGGCCGCAGCCAGTGATCCGACCGTGCGTGGCGTCGCATTGGAAATCGACAGTTTTGGCGGCGAAGTTGCAGGTGTGTTTGATCTCGCCGACCGCATCCGCGCGCTCCGACGCGACAAGCCGGTCTGGGCCTTTGTGGCAGAACATGCCTTCTCGGCAGGTTATGCGCTTGCTTCGCAGGCCGACCGCATCCTGCTGCCGCGCACCGGCGCGGTGGGCAGTATCGGTGTCGTGGTGATGCATGCCGATCTCAGCGGCCAGCTCGATCAGGACGGGGTTCGGGTGACGCTGATCCATTCCGGCAGCCACAAGGTCGATGGCAACCCCTACGAGCCACTACCCGCAGATATCCGGGACGACATCCAGCGCGAGATCGACGTGCTGCGGTTCCTCTTCGCCGAGACCGTCGCGGCCGGTCGTGCCGGACGGTTGAGCCAAGAGGCCGCACTCGCCACAGAGGCCGCAACCTATCGTGGGGCTGATGCCATCGCCTCAGGCCTCGCCGATGAAGTCACAGACCTGGCGCGCGGCTTTGCGGCCTTCCGGCAAATAGTGGCCCGCACTCCAACGCTTTCACCCCCGCGCACTCAGCGCGCATCCCGTCCCCACCCCAAACAGGAGGCACACATGGCCACCGAACTCGATCAGGATGATCCGCTGCAGGACGCCATCGAAGAAGCCCCGAATGCGCCAGACGGCGAGACTGATGTTGAAGACGTCACGTCCGTGGCCCCGGTTCCGCCTCCGGCGGCATCCAAGCCACCAGCCGCTGCCGTCCCCGCCGCGACGCAGCCGGGCAACCTGGCGGAGTTATCGGCGCAGTTCCGTGAGACAGCGGCAGAGATCGCCGAGATCGCGGCGCAGGCAGGCAGGCTCGGTGTCGCAATCGACACGGCGAAAGCGCTCCGCGAGGGCACCACGCCCGAGGCCCTGCGCCGCCTCGTCATTGAGCGCGCAAGTGCGGCCGCAGACGCGCGCGACATCGTCGCGGCTCCGCCCTCGGCCGTCCGACCGCAGGCGAAGGAAAGCCCGATCGTTGCGGCCGCAAAACGGGCAGCTGCGGCAGGTACCAGCGCCTGACGCCCCGGTCATTCCCAGATCAAAACGCGACATCCCTCTGCCTGACTGATCCCCCGCCGTACCGCCCCGGCGGGGGATACCTTTTTGCCCCCTGCTCTGGAGCCTTCCCATGTCCGTGCTGACCCAACCGCCCTCGATGGGCGATGTCCTCAAATACGAGGTCAACCCGAACTACACCCGCGAGACCGTCACCCTGCTCGCTGGCACCGCCTATCCCGTCGGCTCCGTGCTTGGCCGCATCACCGCAAGCGGCAAGTACAAGCTCGCGACCTCCGGCGGTGCAGACGGCGCACAGACCGCCGCGGCCGTGTTGCTTTACCCCGTCGATGCAACTCTGGCTGACGCGGTCGGCATTGTCGTTGTGCGCGGTCCAGCGATCGTGTCCCGCGCGGCCCTCGCATTTGATCCCACCGTCGATGACGCAGGGAAGATCACCACCAAGCTAGGCCAGCTCGCCAGCCTCGGGATCGTCCCGCGCGACACCGCCTGATCCGGCCCGTACTGCGCCTATTGGCCAGCGTGACCAGCCTTTCTTCCCCTCTTTACCCGGAGTTCCCCCATGACCATCACCCGCAACCCGTTCGACACGGGCGGTTATTCTCTTGCCGAGATGACGCAGGCCATCAACATCCTGCCCAACCTCTATACCCGCCTTGGCCAGATCGGACTGTTTCGCTTCGAGGGCGTCTCGCAACGCTCCATCGTCATCGAACAGCGCGAGGGTGTGCTGAGCCTGCTGCCCTCGGTGCCGCTCGGCGCGCCCGCCACCGTCGGCAACCGCGAGGCGCGCTCGATGCGGTCCTTCGCCCTGCCGTGGATCCCGCATGACGACGTGATCCTGCCCGGCGATATCCAGGGCATGCCCGCGCTGGGGATGTCCGACGTGGCCGATCCCTTGGTCGAGGTGATGAACCGCAAGCTGACGCTGATGCGCCGCAAGCATGCTCAGACCCGCGAATACATGGAGATGAATGCGCTCCGCGGCATCGTGAAGGATGGCGCAGGAACCACGCTTTACAATTACTTCACCGAGTTCGGGTTGGACCAGATCTCGGTCGACTTCGTCTTCGGCACGGCCGGAACCAATATCCAGACCAAGGTCCGCACTACCCTGCGCGCCATTGAGGACAACCTGCTGGGCGAGACCATGACCACGGCGCATGCGCTGGTCAGCTCGGAGTTCTTCGACAAGCTGATCAGTCACCCCAAGACCGAGGACGCCTACAAGTTCTTCTCGGCCACTGGCGGCCAGCCGCTGCGCGAGGATATGCGCCGCGCCTTCCCCTTCGCTGGCGTCCTCTTTGAGGAATACAACGGCTCAGTCACGCTCTCGGGCGGCACCTCTGAGCGGCTGATCCCCACCGGTGAGGGCATCGCCTTTCCCATGGGCACGTTTGACACCTTCACCACCTATGGTGGCCCTGCGAACCTTCTGGAGACCGCCAACACGATCGGGCTGCCACTTTATGCCCGCCAGATGATCGACGCCAAGGGCCGCTGGATCGACCTGATGACGGAAGGATCGATCCTGCCGGTCAACAAGCGCCCGCGCCTCGCGATCCGCCTGCACAGCTCGAACTGATCGGACAGGCCATGTCGATCTTCGCTATCGCTATCGAGACGCTCTTCGGTGATCCGAATATGGCACGCGACGCCGTCTACACATCCACGGGAGGCAGCCCAACCCTCATCCGCGTGATCACACGCCGCGCCGACGAGATCACCGGCTTCGGTGAGGCGCGGCTCTGGTCGGAGACCACCCGCATCGACCTGCACGCGGCAGAGGTGCCAAATCCGCGCCCCGGCGACAGGGTCGAGATCGATGGCGATGCCTTCCTCATTCAAGGCGAGCCGGTGCGGGATCGCGAGCGGTTGGTCTGGACCGTGGATCTGCGACCGGCATGAGGCTGAAGCTCGACATCAATCCCGACATCGTCGCGATGATGGCAGCGGAAGTTGCGGCCGGCGAAAAAGCTGTGTCCGCCGCCATGCGCGAGGCTGGAACCGGGCTGAAGACTGCATGGCGTACTCAGATCACTGGCGCGGGCCTTGGGCGGCGGCTTGCGAACTCAATCCAGAGCCAGAACTTCCCAAGGTCGGGCGAAAGCCTGAACGCTGCAGCGCTGGTCTGGTCCAAGGCACCGGTGATCATTGGCGCGCATGACACCGGGCCGCTGATCCGGTCCAAGAACGGGTTCTGGCTGGCAATCCCGACGGCGGCGGCTGGCAAGGGAGCGCGCGGCGGCCGGATCACCCCAAGCGAATGGGAGCGGCGACGCGGGCTACGGTTGCGGTTTGTTTACCGGCGCAGCGGTCCAAGCCTGCTAGTGGCAGAGGGGCGGCTGAACAGCCGTGGCCAAGGCGTGGCCTCACGCTCACAGACCGGTCGCGGGCGCACCACTGTGCCGATCTTCCTGCTGGTCCCGCAGGTGAAGCTGCCGAAGCGGCTGGATCTCGCGCGGGATGCGGAGCGGGCGGTGGACGGCGTGCCGGGACTAATCGTAGCGAACTGGGTGGAGGGAAAGCAATGATCTTGATGCCCCGACGAGGCGGCCATGCAGCGTTACTGCCCCTTTGGCCGCCTCCACTTCTATATCATCAACCTGCGGCGATCGCTTCGATTTCGAACAGCAAGCCTGGATTCGCGAGCCGCGTAACGCCAAGCAGTGTCATCGGTGGTGCACACTGGATCGGCCCGAAGCGCATGCCGAGTAGGTCGAAGTTTTTCAGGGCCTCATCTACGTCGGTAGTGTAGACGCCTAGCCGCACGACGTTGCGAAGATCCATATTCGCCTTGGCGAGGACGGACTCCAGGTTGTCCAAAGCAAGGCTGATCTGGCCTCGCATGTCGCCGGGGTGCTGAGGATTGCCATCAGCATCGACGGCTGTTTGACCCGCGCAAATCAATTGGCGTGAGCTGCCTTCGATGATCTCGGCTTGGTTGTATCCGAGCTTTAAAGACCAGTCCCAGGGGTTTACGGGAGTGCGTTGCATTGTCGGTTTCTCCTTGATGACAGTTGCCGCACCCGCCTAATTCGAAATGGTGCCATTTTTTGTCACCAAACATGCTATAGTGCCAGACATGAACATTCGCGCCCGCCATGATGCCATCGTGCGCAGCCTCCGCCGCAAGGGAACGGCGACGATAGATGAGCTTGTTGGAGAAGTCGGAGCCTCGAGGCGCACGGTTCTACGCGACATAAGTGAGCTGCGTGACCAAGGCTTCGTCATTCATTCCGAGCCCGGGCGTGGCGGAGGTCTGCAACTTGATCCACAGTCGGTCCAGACAACGGCGCGGCTTGCGGTGGCCGAGGTCTTCGCGCTTCTGATCAGTGTATCGGCGATGCGTGCGGCTGGAAATCTGCCGTTTTCGGGGCTGGCGGATGCCGGGCTTTCGAAGATTGAGAGGGCCCTTCCACCCGAAAAGGTGCGCGATCTGCGCCGGTTTCTGGACTGCCTACATGTTGGAAAGCTTTCGCCGCTTCAGGACTTGTCGGAAATGGGGTCAATCGATCCGGATTTGTTACCTGCCTTTGAGACAGCATTCCTGCAGCGCCTTCAACTGAGGTTCAATTACCGCGACGCCAAAGGACTGCAGACAAGCCGTGACGTAGAACCGCAAGCAATGCTGATTCTGTCGCCCCTCTGGTATCTGGTCGCATGGGATCCTGTGCGAGACGATTTTCGGCATTTCCGCATGGACAGGATCAGCAAGCCTGAACCGATCGAAGGCTTGAAGTTTCGGCAGCGCCATGTCCCATTCGAAGACGACGTCTGCCCATATAGCGATTTGCCTCGCTAGGGCGTGTTGGCGTTTGATGATTCCCAAATCTCGCAATGACTGATTCACTGTTGCCAACATGGGAGGCAACCTTGATCCGCACTACTTTGACCGACGCCCAGTGGGCAACCATCGCTCCGCACTGTCTTGGCCGTGCATGCGACCCCGGCCGCACCGGACCCGACCCTCGTCTTTTCGTTGAGGCGGTGCTGTGGATTGCCCGCACGGGCTGCCCCTGGCGCGATCTGCCCGAAGATTTCGGCAAGTGGAATTCGGTATTCAAGCGGTTTCGCAGGTGGGTGAAAGCAGATGCTTTCTATCGTATGTTCAGGGCGTTGGCAGAAGATTCAGACTTCGAATACACGATGATCGACGGCACCATCGTCAAAGTCCACCGGCACGGTCAGGGCGCAAAAGGGGGACTCAAAATCAGGCGATCGGGCGCTCTCGCGGCGGCGTGACCACCAAGATCATGGCACTGACCGACGCGCTCGGCAATCTGATCGACTTCCGGCTGCTGCCTGGACAGGCCCACGACTTGCGGGGCACGGCAGCGCTGATCGAAGGTCTGTCCTGCGGGAAGCTCCTCGCGGATAGGGCATTCGATGCGAATTGGCTGCGCGAGGCACTGGCGGAGGCAAGGATTGAGGCAGTCATCCCGCCCAAATCTAACCGCCGCTTTCCCGCCGAGTTCGACCGCGATACCTACAAGTGGCGGCATCTGATCGAGAACTTCTTTGGAAAGCTTAAGGAATACAGGGGTATCGCCACCCGATGCTGCAAAACTGACACCAGTTTCAGCGCCTTCATTGCACTCGCAGCAACCGTCATCCGACTCCAGTGAATGTCAACAGACCCTAGCTGAGTTTAGAGCAGCTTCCTGAACCTCGATTGAAATGCAGATCCAAGCCTGTTTTCGACGTCAAATCCTGGAATCACCAATGCCCACCACCCGAGAAACCATCCTCGCCGCGCTGCACGCGCTGCTCTCAACGCTGCCCTCCACCGCCTTGCGCGGCGAGGTGCTGCCCGAGCGCGTCCCGACCGCTGGTCTGCTAATCCTGCGCGATGGTGAACCTGGAGAGCCCGAGGTCACGCTTTCGCCCCAGCGCTACCATTACCAACACCGCGCCAAGATCGAGGCAGTGGTGCAGGGCGCTGACCGTGACGCCGCCTTCGACACCCTCTGCGCCAGCATCGGAGCGACGATTACCGCCGACCGCACGCTGGGTGGCCTTTGCGACTGGGTTGAAGCCGAAGCGCCACGTCCGGTTGATCTGCCCGTCGATGGCGCAGCCAGCCTGAAGGCAGCCGTCATCCCGGTGGTGCTGAACTATTCAACGGCTGATCCGCTGGTATGAGCGGCGTTCAGCAGGTCCGGTAATAGCCGCCGGAGAACCGACAGTATTCAGTTGCGACACCTGCGCGGATCATTTCCGCAGCGATATCCCGGCCATCTGGGAGAAAGCACTGACCGACAATGCGACCGTATCGATCAATGTCGCGAACGCGGCAGGTCAGGTCTTGTCCAGAAACCAGTCGGGTCATGGTGGTTGTTGCCGCAGCCGCACCGACCTCATTGCGTTCAGGTGCATCAAGCCCCCAGACACGGATTGCACGATCTAGCCCGCGGATCTGGAATGTGTCTCCGTCCGTGACACGGCTCACCGTCCCGCTGACAGTATTCGATTGTGCGAACGCGGAGCCATGCCACGAAAGGAAGCTGGCGAGGACCCCCAGCAGCGCGGCACCGATCAAGCGTCGCGCGCGCTTTCCGGTGGGTGACGTCGTCTGTTCTGCATTCATGGCGCTGGTTTGCGTCATCGTCGGAGCAATCGCAAGCCGACACTACCATCATAATGAAGGAGAGAAACATGGCACGAGCCCAAGGGGCGCGGGCGCAGATGGCGCTTGCGTTCGAGACGACCTATGGAACGCCGCCGGTGGGCGGTTTTACCAAGATGCCCTTTGCCAGCACATCCTTGGGATCGGAACAGCCGCTTCTGAACAGCGAGTTGCTGGGCTACGGACGCGATCCACTGCCGCCGATCAAGGATGCGGTGACGGCGGACGGCAACGTTGTCGTGCCGATCGACGCGGAGGCGTTTGGCTTCTGGCTGAAGGCGGCCTTTGGTGATCCGGTCACCACCGGCACCGGCCCCTACACCCATGAGTTCCGCTCTGGTGGCTGGACGCTGCCGTCGCTGTCGATCGAGACCGGCATGCCGGAGATCCCGCGCTTTGCAATGTACTCGGGCTGCGTGCTCGATACGCTCAGCTGGCAGATGCAGCGCTCAGGCCTGCTGACCGCGTCCGCCAGCCTCGTGGCACAGGGCGAGAGCATTGCCGCCGCATCCGCTGCGGGCACGCTCGCCGATCTCGGTTTGCAGCGGTTCGGGCATTTCAACGGATCGATCACCCGCAACGGTACGGCCCTTGGCAACATCGTCTCAGCCGAGATCACCTATGCCAACACCCTCGATCGGGTGGAGACCATCCGCTCCGACGGGCGCATCGATGGGGCGGACCCGTCCATCGCGGCACTGACCGGCCGGGTCGAGGTGCGGTTTGCCGATCAGGTGCTGGTGACACAGGCGATCAATGGCGATCCCTGCGCGCTTGAGTTTGCCTATGTGCTGCCCTCGGGCGAGAGCCTGACGCTGACCGCCCATGCCGTCTATCTGCCGCGCCCGCGCATCGAGATCTCTGGGCCGCAGGGCGTGCAGGCCACCTTCGACTGGCAGGCCGCGCGTGACAGCACGCTGGGCCGGATGTGCACCGTCGCTCTGATCAACGCCATTGAGGAGTATTGATCCATGCTGCGCCTGAACCTTGCCCGCGAGCCGTACTGGCTCGCTCTTTGCCTTGGCGTGCGCGTCCGGGTCGAACCGCTGACCACCGCGCTGATGGTGGCGGCGCGCAGCGACCCGGCCGTGCGCGGCCTGCCTGAGGGCACCAGCGATGACGAGATCGCCGTGATCTTCGGCAAGGCGCTGGCCGAACGTGCCATCCTCGATTGGGAAGGTGTCGGCGATGCCGAGGACACTCCAATGCCGATCAGTCCCGAGGGGATCACCGCACTGCTCGACATCTGGCCGATCTTCGAGCGTTTCCAGATGGGTTATGTTGCGAAGGGTCTGGAGCTGGAAGCGGAAAAAAACGTCTCCGCGCCCTTGCCGACTGGGTCTACGGCGGGGGCGCAGACTACTGTGCAGCGTGCACGCAAAACTGCCAGGACTGCCCGCAAATCCTGAACGCCCCACGCACGCTGGACGGCTGGCAGGTCTGGGACCTGGCCGGGCGGCTGGGTGGTCAGATCCGCGCAATGCCGGGCGCACTGCCAAGTCTCGTGCTGGGCTGGGACATGAGCGCGGCCTTGGCCATGGCGGATGCACTGGGCATCGATCCGCGCGCGGCTGTGGAACTCCTCCCGGTCATCGAAGCCGTGATGGTGCGCAAACTCAAAGAGCAAACGGACACACAATTGGGAGGACAGCATGACTGAGAAGCGCGTCAGCGTACGGCTGTCCGCCACCGGCGGGCGACAGGTGCAGGCCGAGCTGGTGGGTGTCGGCGAGGCTGGATCACGCGGGTTTGGGCGGCTGTCGCGCGAGATGGAGAGCGCGAATGCCCGGCTGGCAGTCTTTGCGCGGCGCGCCCGCGTGGCAATGGCTGCTGCCGCCGCCGCAATCGCGGTCGCAGCGACAGCGATGATCCGCTCAGGGCTCCAGACAGTTGATGCGCAAGCCAAGCTGGCCGCCTCGCTCGACACCACGGTCGAGAGCATTCAGGTTCTGGAGCGCGCGGGCGATCTGGCGGGCGTGTCGATGGGGCAGATCGAACAGGCCACCATGCAGCTGACGCGGCGGCTGAGCCAGGCCGCTGCGGGCACCGGGCCTGCTGCGGACGCGCTTGACCGGTTGCGCCTGTCGGCGGCCGAGTTGCAAGCGCTGCCGCTCGATCAGCGTATCGCGCTTATTCAGGATCGACTGGCAGAGTTCGTGCCCGAAGCCGAGCGCGCCGCAGTCGCCTCGCAGCTATTTGGTGATCGTGCTGGTCTGGTGTTCACCCGCATTGACACGGTCACGCTCCGCCAGGCCACGCAAGATGTGCGCGACTTCGGGGTGGTGGTCTCCGATCAGGATGCCGCGCAGATCGAGCGGACCAACGATGCGATCTCGCGGCTGGGTCTGATCTGGCGAGGGCTGTCAAACCAGTTGGCAGTGGCTGCCGCCCCTGCGCTCGAGGCCGTGGCTGGTGCGATGGCTGCTGTTGCGCGCACCACAGGGCCGCTGGGTGTTGCGATCCGCACACTCTTCGAGAACCTCGGGCGTCTGACGGCCTACGCAACCGGTATCGCAACCCTGATGGCAGGCCGGTTCGTGACGGCCAAGATCGCGGCAGCTGTCTCGGTCCGGGGGCTCGCCATGGCACTGGTGATCCTGCGCGGGGCACTGCTGCGCCTACCCTTTATCGCCTTGATCGTTGGGGCGGGAGAACTGGTCCACTGGTTCGGTCGCCTCGTGCGCGGCGCGGGCGGCTTTGGCACCGCGCTGTCGCTGCTGGGCGATCTTGCGCGCGAGGTCGCGGAACGCATGGCGCTGGGCACACTTGCCATGGGTCTGCGGATCATCGCCAGCTGGTCCGAGATCAAAGCCGCCATCGCCGAGGCACTGCAGACCTCGCTCGCGGCCGTGGTCGGCTTTGGCAATGCCGTGCTCAACACATTCCAAGGCGCGTTTGAGGCGATCAAGGTGCTTTGGGGCGCGCTGCCGGGCACGATTGGGGATTTCGCATTCCAAGCGGCCAATGCGCTGATCGCGGGTGTTGAGGCCATGCTCAATGGTGTCGGTGAGCGCATCAACGGGTTTCTGGAGGGGATCAACACGGGGCTCGAGGCGCTGGGCGTGGAGCGCCGGGTGTCGCTGATCGGCAATCTGGAGCTAGGCCGGATCGACAACCCGTTTGCAGGCTCCGCAGCAGAGGCAGGCACCGAGGCACGCGACGCGTTCGCGGCCGCCTTCAACTCCGATCCGATTGCACCGCCCGATCTCGGGCTCGACCAATACGCATCTGATGCCCGCGCGCAGGCCGCGGCGCTGCGCGAGATGATGGCCGGTGTTGTCAGTGCCGCGACGGCTCCACTCCAGTCTGTTGCAGCACTTCGGGAGGCGGTCACGGCGAGCGGGGTGGCGGCGGAGGCCGGGCTGAATGGCGCGCGTGCGGCTGCCGAGGCGCTGGAAGAGACGTTGGAGGCCACAGAAGAGGCAGCAGGCAGTGCAGGCGGCGCCGGTCGGAGCGCTGGTGACGCGCTGCGCGAGGGCGCCGATACCGCGCGCACGGCTTGGGAGGCGACCGCGGACGCGCTGCGCGCGGCACAAGACCGCTCGCGTGAAATTGCACAAGGCCTCGCGCAGGATATCACCGGACCCATCAAGGACGCCCTGAAGGCTGGCGAGTTCACTTGGCAGACATTCGCCAGTGCCATTGCAGGTATCGCGGGCAACCTCGCCAACCGGCTGATTGATCTCGCCTTCAAGCCGATCGAGAACGCACTGATCAGTGCCTTTTCTGGCGGTGGCGCGGGTGGGAGTGGCGGCGGCGGTTTTTTCGCAAGCCTGTTCGGGTTTGCGCGGGGCGGTGTCTTTGGTGGTGGCCAGGAACTCACGGCCTTTGCCCGGGGTGGGGTCGTCGATCGCCCGACGGTGTTTCCGTTTGCACGCGGGATCGGGTTGATGGGTGAGGCGGGACCTGAGGCGATCCTGCCGCTGCGTCGTGGCCGGGGTGGACGGCTCGGCGTCGAGATGAACGGCCAGATCAACGGCGATGGCGCGGCATCTGCAGCCCCCGCAATGTCCACTCGGATCATCAACGTGCTCGACCCCTCGATTGTTGGCGACTACCTCGCCACGCCCTCTGGCGAACGCGCGATCCTGAACGTCATCCGCCGCAATCGCGGGGCGATCAATGCCTGATCCCAATGGCCAGCTGCCGCTCTGGCCCTTTGCAACGGCGCAGGAGATCAAGGAGGTGCTGGAATGGCGCACTGATGTGCTGCAGGCGCGGGCTGGCGAACAGCGGATCGCGCTGCGCGCCCGTCCGCGTGAGATCGTGACGTTCAGGCACAGGCTGGATGCACTCGGCATGGCGCGGGCGGCGGAACTGGCGCGGGCGGGCTTTGCCGGGGAATGGTTGGTACCGCTCTGGCACATGGCACTGCAGCCGGACGCCGATCTGGCACAGGGGGCTGCGGAGATCCTGATCGACACCGGCGTGTCGGACTTCCGGGCGGGTGGTCTGGTAGCGATCGCGGTGGATGGTGGGGAAGCAGCGGTGGTGGAAATCACTGCCGTTCAAGCGGACCGGCTGATCCTTGCGGAGCCGCTGGGACAGCATCTGCCCGCCCTGACTGTGGCCGCCCGCCGGATCACTGTCGTGCCGGTCCGCGCCGGTGTGCTGACCTCGGCCGTGGAGATCGCACGCCGACGCCAAGGTGACGGCACGGTGACCGCAAGTTTCCTGCTGCGCGATGCGCCCGACCTCGCGGCCCCGACACTGCCCACCTATCTTGGCCGTCCTGTCCAGACCGATCCGAGCATCGTCCGTGGACCGCTGAGCGCCAGCCTGCGGCGCGCCGTCGAGTATGTCGACAACGGCTTCGGCCCGGTGATGATCGAGCCGCTGCGTGACGTGTTCGAACGCAGTGAGGCGATTACGCTGAAGGCCCAAGGTCCCACCGCACATCATGCCCTGCGCCGCTGGCTCTGGTCCCTGCGCGGGCGGCAGACCAGCTTCTGGCTGCCAACCTGGGGGCGTGAGCTGCAGCTGCGCGTCGCGATGACCTCGGGATCCGTGATCATGCGTGTGGTGCCGGTCGCAGCGCTTGCGGCTTATGTTGGGCGCCCGATCATGCTGGAAATGCCCGGTGCGTTGCGGTTCCGGACGATTACTGCTGCCATCGCGGACGGGCTCAACCATCGGCTGACGCTGTCTTCGAACCTTGGCGAACCAGTGCCAATAGGGACCAGAGTGCATTTTCTAATGGCGGTCCGCGCAGACGCCGACCGGGTGGAGATCCAGCATGGGGCCGTCGCAAGCGAAGTGACCCTGCCGGTCGTGGAGGTTGCGGGGTGAGGGCGGGCAACCCCATCAAGGGAGGCGGAGCAATATGAAACGCGCTCAACGAAGGCTCCAAAAGGCCGTTGGCGGTGTCACACACAACGACGCCGATTATAAACCAGACCTTCGTGCTCGGCGCAGCGGAGGACCGGTCCAGCTCAGAGCGCCAAATACTGCGCGGCGTTGTTGCGGCAGCTATGCGCAGCAAGCCGTCAGTGCAAAGTTGCAGACGAGGCACGTTCTTCACGACGTGACCGGCCCTAAACTTCCAGTCTACGTCGATGAATGCTGCGGTGCAGCTGCACCAGACCGGTCGTTCAGGCTTGCCGCAGCAATTTGGAAGACCAATGTCTATTGTGCGGGACAAGTTCGCTGTAGATGCGGCGTGGGCAGAGATGATCGGTAGCTGACCTACCAGCCGTCTCGAGCGGTAATCCCGTTAGGTGGAAATCCACTTGGGAATGTCGGTTGACGGGTCGGCCAACCGATGGGACTATTTATGGAAACCGAATTCTCAGCAGAGGCTTTTAATGACACGCATAACGCTTCTAGCGCCTGCCAGTCTCGCCTTTCTGGTCGCGCCAGCCTTAGCCGACCTCTCAACAGCCGAATTCGAAGACACCCGCGATGCCTGCCGCAACGCCTTCATCGCGCGCGACGCGGAGGCCTATCTGGACGCAGCCGCGAGGATGATCAGCTGGGGAGCGGTCGAAAACCCGGACGTCGCGCCGGAGGTCGAGTTATGCCTTGCCTTCTCCGACGTTATTGAGGGCGCGGATCTCGAGCAGGCCCGATCCCGGGCGGCCGCGCTCGCCGAGAAGGATATCGCTACATCAGACCCTGCCGCGCCGACCGCCGATGGCGGGCGCCTCGCAGAATACCTGGCCCGCGCCCAAGCCGCGGGCGCCGACATGGCAGCCCTCGCGGTCGACATCGCCGCCGATGAAAGCTTCGCACCGCCCGCAGGCGCCGAGCGCGATGCGCTCGAGGCTGCGCTGAATGCGTATGTGGCACCGATCCCAGCTTCGCGTGCCCAACAGAACCTCACCGCGTACCAGGCTCTGGCTCGGGTGAGCCCGGATGAGTCGCGATACCAGGATAGGCTCGAACGCTACGAAGGTGCGCTTGAGGCGGCACGAGAACAGTTGGAGCGGACTGCGCGGCAGCTCGAGGGTCGGCTGATCCGGACTGTCGCAGAGTTCGATGGATCGTCTTGGGCACGGCACCCATCGTCGCCGCGCTATCAAGATATCCGAGATTACGTCACGCTATACCTGCTTGAGACAGCGTCAGGGCGGCAGAGTCTGGAGCTCTTCATCAACTACACATCACGCGATGGCTGGCTTTTCGTTCAGAGCGCCTCAATCAACATCGATGGCGAGACGAGCCGCTTGCCCGTTCCAAACTGGTTCAGGGACAACGACACCGAAATCTGGGAGTATGGCGGAATAACTGGATCAAGCGCGCTTACCATCGCGCATCAGATCGCGGAGGCAGACCGGGCGGTAATCCGCTTCGACGGTCAGCAGTTCTACGACGACTACGTCCTATCGGAGACCGACAAACGGGTGATACGCGAGATGTTGGCGATGTGGGAGGTGATCTCGGCCGAGTAGCGGTGTCAACCTTGCGGATGCCGTAGCGGCGCGTTTAGTTTCGGCTTTAGCCCCGATGTGCCGATAGAAAGTCCTTGAGAAGAGATTGAATATGAAAGCTTTATTTTTCCCGGCGCTGCTGGCTTTGCTTCTCGCCCCAGCAGTATCCCAAGCGACCGATTGCTCGCGTTGGCCCCGGTTTGCATCGAGCGAGGCATACCTCCAGCCTCTCTCGGTGCCCGCCTCGGACATCGACAACCACCTCAATGGATCTATCGATCTCGAAGGTATCGAGATCGCAGCGGACTTGGTAGGTCGCGAACTGCAACTCGATGTTCTCCACTACCCCGGCGGCGTAACGGCTGCGGCGGCTTTGCGCGTCGTATTCATGATCGGGCGACTTTCGGACGAAAGTTACGACCGCCTCGTCCTTGTGGATGAGGGTGTACCGCTTTTCTACATCTCTGAGCCGGATATTCGTTCCGTAGGGTGCCGCTTCATCTGGCGTCGTCAGGCAGGCGAGAACCCGATTGCGCTGATGCGGGACTTCTACAGCAACCTCTATTTTTTTGAGACCGATCAACCCGTGGTTGGCGGTCTGAACGGATCGCTTCTCGGCGACACTCAGCGCGTCCTGCAGGCCAACAACGAGGTGGTCCTGCCTTCCTGGATCGTCAGCGCGATCGAGTAACCCTCAGCCCCAGTTGATCATGGCCTGAGAGCAAGGAAACGAAGATGCCAGAAGGCTCTGCAAAATTTGGCTTTCTACCACCCAATTGACGATTTCTATGGGAGAAATACGTATTGAGACGTTGGATGGCACGCCAGAGATAGTGCAAGAAATCCGCAACTTGGAGCAGGTCCATCAGAACTGGTACTATGCGCCGCGATGCAGCGGGCAGAACGTTTGCAACGGAGAAGTTTGGGAACATCCCTATCCTCGGCGCGTATTCGATTTGCCTTTTACCCACCGGATTCGGCACGCAACCGATGACACTCGCCGCTATTATGCTTAGTGTTCCATAGGCCATTGCAGATAGACCACCGGAGCGACGGGGGACGCGCGCCTGCACACGCCGTGTTGCCCTATGATGCGCCACCACTTGGTCTAGGGTGCAGCGGGCTCACCTGACCCCACGAGCGGAACACCCCCATCATGAGTTACGCCAGCATCGAGTACTCGCCTGCCGAGGGCCGCCCGTACTTCCTCTACCAGTTCATCGAGGCCACGCAGGTCTGGCGCTTCACCAGCCGGGCCGGAGACTGGACCAGCGCGGGCAGCGGCGGTGACACGATCACTTGGGAGGCCGCGGCGGTGGCCCATGGCGATGTGGTGCAGACCAGCGAGATCGAGCGCGGGCGGCTGGAACTGACCTGGCCACTGTCGCATCCCTTCGCGCGGCGGTTCCTTGCACCCTTGGGGAACACGCCCACGAGCCTGACGATCTTCCGCGGCCATGAACAGGTACTGGGCGAGACGGTCGCGCATTGGAAGGGTCGCGTGGTCGGCGCCGAGGTGGAGGGGCAGCGGATCATCCTGCACGCCGAGTCCGTGTTCAGCACGCTGCGCCGGGCGGGCGTACGCGCGAAGTACCAGCGCCTCTGCCGCCATGCGCTTTACGGGCGTGGCTGTGGGCTCGACATCGCGCTCCATTGGCAAAGCGATGTGATAACCATCGTTGCGGCGAATGCAGTGACGATCCCGCAGGCGGCGGAAATGCCCGACGGCTGGTTCCGTGGCGGCGCCCTCCGTGCCAATACGAGTGAGACAATTGAGTGGCTGAAGTTTACACTTGAGGGTGTAGGAGAACGAACCCATGGTTATGCCTTCGAAGACACCGCTTTCTGACGATATTGT